AAAAGTAGCACGTCGTATCATGCGTGAGGCTGGTCTACCCGAAGAACTGCGTCTGTCTGACTTGCGTCGTACTGGCACAACGGAAATGGTAGAGGCAGGTGTCGGTATGGCACAAATTATGTCGGTTACAGGACATGCTAACCCACAGAGTGTGAAGCCATACATGAAAAATACATTCGCTAGTGCAGATTTAGCCTTGACGACACGTAAAAAGCATGATATTTAAACATCGTGATTGTCGAATGAACCATATATATACATATATAATGGAGATATTATAATGGATGTAAGAACATTTGTAGAGGATTTAGATATTGGTGCAGGGGAGTCTCGTAGACTTAACTGTCCTGTCTGTAAATCCTACAAGACATTCACAGCTACAAATAACATGGGTTCTTTGCTGTGGAATTGTTACAAAGCATCCTGTAGTGTTAGTGGTTCTACTCGTGTTCACATGAATGCTGCTGATTTACGTAAGATGTTCAGTAACAATGTCACAGGTGTGACAAACGATTTTGTGCTGCCTGAATACATTGTACCGCATGATAATCGTAGGGATGTAATTGCGTTTGCTAACCGTTGGAGTATATCTGCTGATAATCTTATGTATGATGTCAAAGAACATAGGGCTGTGTTCGTGTGCTATCACGCTAATACACCTGTCGATGCGACTGGCCGTGCGCTAGGACGAAAGCTACCTAAATGGAAAAGATATGGAAATAGTGGCTTGCCTTTTGTTCATGGACGTGGTAATGTCGCTGTTGTTGTTGAGGACTGCGTGAGTGCAGTCGTTGTTGGTGAGTACGATTCCTTTGTCGGGGTTGCGATTCTTGGAACTTCACTCTCTGAATCGCATAAAGGATATCTTGCGCAGTTCTCAACAGCAGTCATGGCTCTAGACCCCGACGCCTTGCCAAAGACATTACAGTATGCAAAAGAGTTGCGTGGCTATGTGAAGAACGTGAAGGTGCTACGCCTCAATGATGATATCAAATACAGAAACCCCCAAGACGTACAGAAGCTATGTGCGTTTCATGACGAAGGAGAAAACTAATGGAACTTTCAATTATCAGAAGCTTGATGGACAAGGACTTCTACGACAATCATCGTGGTGCCAAGTGTCCTGACCGCCTGTTCAACGTAGAGAACAGGAAGATTAAGAAGACTATTGACGTGTGCATGGATAGGTACGCACGTTCTGTGACGCCAGAAGAAGTTGAGGCGTTGTTCCTGTCGAGCAATCCTACTCTCAGCACCGCACAGAAGATGGCCTATGAATCCCTGTTCAAACAGATTAAGAAGGAAGCCCCTATGGGCAGTGACGTGGCACAGGAAGTGCTGTCTAAGCTGTTCCAGCAGGTTGTAGGCACTGACATTGCTGAGTTGGGCTTTGACTATGTGAATGGTGATCAGAGCAGTATGGAGTCTCTGCGTCGTCTTCTTGAGCAATATAACGACGACTTCCTTCCTGACCTGAACGTAGAGTGGGACGACATTGACATCGACACTCTGCTTACAAAGAACGATCTTGAGGCACGTTGGACGTTCAACATTCCGACACTTTCTGGTCATGTAGAGGGTGTCAATGCCGGTCATCTCATTGAGATTGGCGCACGGCCCAACACTGGCAAGACATCGTTTCACGCCAGCTTGATTGCCAGCCCCGGTGGTATGGCGGCACAGGGTGCTAACTGCATTATCCTTTGTAACGAGGAAGGTAGCCACCGTGTTGGCGCACGATATCTGACAGCAGCAACGGGCATGACTATGCGTGAGATCAAGGCTAATCCAGCTAAAGCGCGTGATCTGTACGCACCTGTCAAAGAACGCATCAAGATCAAGGATGCAACAGGCAGGGACATGTCATGGGTAGAGTCAGTCTGCAAAACATACAAGCCAGATGTAATCCTTCTTGACATGGGTGATAAGTTTGCACGGCAGGGTGGCTTCGCCCGTCCTGATGAGGCACTCAAAGCTAATGCCATTCACGCACGTATGATTGCCAAGCAGTATGAGTGTGCCGTGTTTTACATGTCGCAGCTTTCCGCAGAAGCAGAGGGTAAGGTTCTTCTGAACCAGAGCATGATGGAAGGTAGCCGTACTGGTAAGGCAGCAGAGGCAGACTTGATGATACTGATTGCTAAGAATCCACCGAAGCAGGAAGACGATCCCAATGTTGAAGACCTGCAGCGGCATATCAATGTTGTTAAGAACAAGTTGAGTGGGTGGCATGGCGTCGTTCATTGTGAATTGGATTATAGGACAGGAAGGTATCAGGTATGATACAGCAGTTTCTATTTGATCTTGAAGACTACGATTTAGTAGAGAGAGATGGTAAGACTTGTAACAAATGCAAGAAACATTTACCTTTATCCGCTTTTAGCTGGCATTCTGGTGCAAACTACTTGCGTCCTGAATGTAAAAAGTGTAACACAGAACTAGGAAAAATTCGTAACGCTCTTCGACAGAAATATGGTATGCCCAGTAAAGACCACGTATGCCCAATATGTCTTCTGGGGGAAGAGTCTGTGGCAGGTAAGGGTAATATGAAGAATGGAGCATGGGTCATAGATCATTGCCATGACACGGACACGTTTAGAGGATGGCTATGCCATAAGTGTAATAGATCATTGGGCGGCTTTGATGACAGCGAAGAAGTGCTTCAAAGAGCAATAATATATTTAAGAGAACACAAGGAGAAATTAAATGAAACTGACACTTGATGTCGAGAATACAGTCACACACCGTGATGGCAAGATGCACCTTGATCCGTTTGAGCCTACCAATTCACTTGTAATGATTGGTATGCTTAATGACCAAGGCGTTGAGCGTATCGTTACTTTTGATCACACAGAAGTAGATGCAGATGACTTTGGTCATACAGTAGTGCAGGAGTGGCTGGACAAGGCCACAATCCTGATCATGCACAATGCTGCACATGACCTTGTGTGGCTGTGGGAGTCTGGCTTCAAGTACGATGGTCCTGTTTTTGATACGATGCTTGCTGAATATGTAATGCAGCGCGGACAGAAAGAGCCATTGTCACTTGATGCGTGTGCGCAACGCTATGAACTTGAATGGCAGAAGCAGGATACTCTCAAGGAGTATTTCAAGCAGGGTCTGAATACTAGCCAGATACCGCACGACGAGTTGACAAAGTATCTGTCTGCTGACCTTCATGCCACACAGGAGTTATCTGACCGGCAATACGCCAAGCTACTGAGCGAGGAGTACGCTGGCCTGATGAACACCGTTGTTCTAACGAACCAAGTAGCAGTGGTCTTATCTAAAATCTACCAGCGTGGGTTTAGCGTAGACACATCTGTTCTTGACGCTGTGCGTACAGAGTTTGAGCAGGAGAAGCAGGTACTGACTAATGAGTTGCAGGATATGGTTAATAAGCTGATGGGGCATCGCCACATCAATCTCAATAGTCCAGAGCAACTGTCGCAGGTTATCTACAGCCGTAGACCTATCGACAAGGCTATGTGGCAAAACAATTTTGATCCCTATATGTCTAAGCAAGAATACAAGTCTGTGATGAAGGAGAACAGTGAGATTGTATTTAAGAAGGAACCAGAGAAGTGTCACACCTGTGACGGTTCAGGTAAGGTGTACCGCACTAGGAAGGATGGTAGTAGATATGCCCGTCCCAATAAATGTAAAAACTGTGATGGCAATGGCTATGTATTCATAGAATCCAATCGTATTGCTGGACTGCGCTTTACTGCACCTGATGCAAAGTGGGTCAGTGCCAATGGCTTTACTACAAGCAAGACAAATCTTGAGATACTTGAGGGCTTTGCACGTCAACAAAATATGGAAGAGGCAATAGTATTTCTAAGCAAAGTAAAACGCCTCAGTGCGCTGGACACTTATCTGTCATCATTTGTTGATGGGATTAATACCTTTAAGAAAGCAGATGGTAAGCTGCATGTCCGTCTGCTACAGCACCGCACGTCTACTGGTCGATTCTCTGGTGCTGATCCAAACATGCAGAATATGCCACGTGGGGGTACCTTCCCTGTCAAGAAGGTATTTGTA